GTGGCGCGGGCCAGCAACCGCCCGGCAATCTCCTCTGCCTCTATAGAGGACAGCAGCAGCGGCAGGCTCGTATCGGCCACCAGCCGCATGTCGCCCCCCGCCCGGCGGGCTTCCGCCAGAGCCGGACCGAAGCTCTCCGCCCCGTCAACAAATTGCAGGCGCAACCGGCCGGGCGCCTTGTCCAGCAAATGCCTTGTGGCAGAGAGACCGTCCTCACCGATCCGCCCACTGTCTATCTCGTGGATCGGGCCATCGCCTTCCATGCGGAACACGATCGCGCCGTCTCGCTCCACGGCCTCAATCCCGAAGGCCAGTTTCAGCGGCTCCAGCGCCCCGCGCACGCTGTACACGCCCTCCAACGCGAAGCCCTGCACCACACCATCCAGCGCCCCTGTCTCCACAGTCTCCACACCGCCGCGCACACAGATGTCCCGCACCACATCCCCAAGCGCGGCAAGGCCAGCCCGCCCGTTTAGCCAGTGCCCTCGGGCCCAGTTGGCACCGTCGCCCCAGACATCATCGCGCAGGGGCCAGGCCGGGAACGGGCGCCCGTCCCAGGCCCAGACCATGGCCGCCTCCACCAGCGGGCTCGCCTCCCAATGCGCCAGCGTCACCGCCAGCGCCTGACGTTGGAACACGTCATCCCGCGATCCGCTGGAGTATGGCGGCAGGGCGCTCTCGGTGCTCTTGGGATCATAGAACAGGTTCGGTGCATTGCCGCCTTTGTCGACCGCGCCGAAACCGATCTCACTCAGACGAACAGGCTTCGACCCGGGCACCCAGCCCGTCGGCGCCCCCGCCCGCACACCGCCGGGGCGCGGATAATGCAGATTGCCCGCCCAGCCCGCCAGATCTTTCGCGCGGAACACCCAGTGCTCGCCATGGGCCGTGTCATTGATCGGTGTACGCACCTGCGCGCCCCGGTCCGCCTGACTGGCATAGTACCAGTCATAGGCTTCGCCGCCGCTGATCTGGAAGGTGAGATAGTCCGGATCATCCGGTCTTTCATACCCGGCCAGCGCGTCGAGATGTTCCGTCCCGCTGCGCCAGTCCCCCATGGGCGGATACCAGTCGATCCCGACGAAATCCACATTCGGGCTGGCCCACAAATCGTCCAGCGGGAACAGGACATCCCCGCTGCCATCGCCGGGCACATAGGCGCCATACTCCGTCCAGTCTGCGGCATAAGACACCTTCGTCCCCGGCAGGATGGCCTTCACTTCGGCGGCCAGAGACACCAGCGCCTCGACGAATGGAAACGCACCGCCCGCATCCCGCACTCGCGTCAGGCCCACCATTTCGCTGCCGATCAGGAACGCCTCCACGCCGCCCGCCGCCGCGCACAGATTGGCATAGTGCAGGATGAACCGCCGGAAGCCCGCCGCCCCATTCACGAAGGCGTCGATCTCGCTGCGCGCCGCTGCCGTACCATCCGCGCTGACACCGATCCGCCCGCGCCAGGGAAAGCCCTCGCTGTCCATGAACAGGAAAGGCGAGAACGTCACCGCGATGCCGCGCGCGGTCATTTCCGCAATCGCCTGTGTCACGCAGCCATCCGACGGCGTGCCGCCATAATTCGGCCGGTCGTCTTCATCGCGCGAGACGACATAGGCCTCCGCCCGGTCGACTCCCGCAACGCGCCAGCCCTGCGGCACAGTCACCCTTTCCCGTGTCTCCACGCCCGGATGGATCTCGCAGGTCCCCGCCGCCACATCCGTGCCGAACCAGCCCACCGTCAGCGCCGCCCGGTTCACACGCGGCAGGTCCGCCTCCAGCTGGTCCAGCGAGACGAGGAAGTCCGCCCGCGCCTCACCGGAATTTGCATTCAGCGCCCGCTCCTGCCCGCGGCGCAATCGTTCGCGCACGATCTCTGTTGCATAGACAAACTCTCCCGATGCCGGGATGACGTTCACCCCGGTGACAGACGCGTCCAGCCCGGGCGTGTCACTGCCCGGCGGCACACGGACGATCTCGAAACTGAGCTGCGGGATGCGATTGCCGAAATCGTCCAGCGGCAAGTCCTCGAACACGATATAGGCCGTGCCGCGATAGGCAGGGGCGGCGCCTTCGATCATCTCGATCAGCGGATCGGGCAGCTGCGCCTCATCCCCGCGATACAGGCGATGCGTGACCCGCGACAGGTCAAACGCCTCGCCATTCGCCCAGGCGCGCTGCACGGCCAGCACCGGTCCCTCGCCCAGCGCGACCGCGAGGCTCACCGTATAATCATAGGTCGTCACGCGGGGGCCGCCCTTGCTGCCGCCGGACTGCGTCGTGCGATGCTCCCGGAAGCGCGAGGCCCAGATCACCTGCCCGGCCACCCGCATGCGTCCATAGACCGAGGGAATGCCAACGCCTTCGCGCGATTCCATCACCGGCAGCGTCTTCACACGCGGCCCGTCCACCGGCGGGGCCAGCCGCGCATCAATCAGGCTGCCCGCCAACGCGCCCGCTGCCCGGCCGATCGCGGCGCCCGCGACCTGCGTTCCAAGGAATTTCAATCCCTGCGGCAACAATTGCCGCCCCAGAGCCGCCCCGGCCTGAGACAATACGATCTGCGCCATGCCTTAATCCTCCACGCCCGGGAAGCGGAACGCCGCAACCACCCGCCGTTGCCACCACGGCACCAGCCGCGTCTCCACCGCCGCGCGCCCCCAATAGGCGTGCACCAGCGTGCCTTCGCCGGTCGCGATGCCGCAATGCTTCGCCGGAACGCCTGCCGCCATGCGGAACAGGAGCACATCACCCGCCCCGGCGCTGCCTGCCGGTATTTCGGTCAGGTGCCGCCGCGCCGCTTCCAGCAATGTCTCTTCGCCGAGCGCTTCGGCCCAGTCGGGCGAATAGGCGGGCGCGGCTTCGGGCTCCGGCCCCACCAGTTCTCGCCACACGCCGCGCACAAGGCCAAGGCAGTCACAGCCTGCGCCCTTCAGGCTCGCCTGATGCCGGTAAGGTGTGCCGATCCAGCCGCGCGCGGCGGCCACCACTTCTGATCGTTTCATCGCTTGCCCCCATTATTGCCCGTCGCTGCCGGGCCTTCCAACACGAACTCCGCCCCCGGAAGGTGCGGGAAGCCCCGGAAGTTCTCCTCATTGCCGAACACGTCCCGGCAGGTCACGAACCGCTGGTCGCAGGTGAGCCCCGGAAAACCGCCCGCATCTACACCGCAGCGCGCATCCCCCAGCACCGCATCGCAGGCCCGCGCATAGACCCGCCCCACGGGCCGCTCCAGATCCGCCTTGAGGGACACCAGTTCCGCCTCGAACCCGCCGGGGCCGCGCGTCACCTCGCTGAGGCGCCCGCTCCAGACCTGCACGAACAGGTCCGGACGCTCCCAGTCGGCGCGCAGCACATCGACGCGCGCGCCATCCCACAGGCCCGCGGCAAGATCCGCCTCGGTGATCGCCTCATCGGCCAGCACGCCGCCTGCGGCCGCCTGCCCCGGCGCAAGCCCCGCGCTCTGTGTGAAGCTGCCCGCGCTGAGCGCCCCGCCCGGTGAATAGGTCACCCCGTCCACCAGCAGCGCCCGGTCATGTTCCGTCGCGGCCAGCACGAAGCCATCGCCGCGTGTCAGCCGCCAGCACAGGCAGGTGGTTGTGGCCCCGCTCGACAGCCGGGCGGCAAATTCACTTGTCATCAGACGCATGTGTCAGCCCACCAGTTCAATCAGGGGGATACTCAGCACACGGCCCGCCCCGAAGGCTTCAAGGTTCACATCCAGCCGGTCGGCATCGAACCGGACCGGGCAATCGAACCGGTAGCCCGCCGTCACCACCGCCCCCTCTGCCGGGACAGCGGCCAGCGTGACAAGCCCGGTTGCCGCGTTCACGCTCGCAGAGACGGGGGCGCCACCCACCGCAACCACCACACTGCCCGCCACAGGCTTCAGGATGCGCCGGGCATAGCCGCCATAAGCCTTCACCAGCTGGAACGTGTTCGTCACCCCATCGCCCGTGCCAATCACCTGATCGGTGGCACTCACCGCGGCGCCGGGCGCGCAGCTGCGATCATCCAGCGCATCGCGGAAACGAAAGCCGGAGAGCCGTCCGCCGCGCGCCTCGAAGAAGGCGACCACGGTTTGCAGCGTGTCCAGCCGCGTCACCGCGCTGCCCACATCCCAGCGGCGGCGGCTACCCGCCCACAGCGCATTGCGCGCCTCCGCCCCGCTGGCCAGCGTGACGACTTCCGTCTTCCGCTCCGGCCCGCCGCTTGCCGCCAGCGCCAGCGGCACGGGAAAGCTCACCTCATGAAAATTGTTCAGGCTCACAGGAACCGCCCTCCCTGGCTGACCAGCCGCGCCAGCACAGCGCCGATGGCATTGCGCCCGGTGACAGCGGACTGTTCCGTACCCTGCGCAAAGTTCATATTGACGTTCAGCGCGGAGGAGGACGGCCCGCCATTGAACACGGCTTCGGCGGCCACCCGCGCAATGTCGCGCAGGATGGCATCGGCCATGCGCTGGAAGTCCAGCTCTCCGCTGCGGGCCGCCTGCGTCAGCGTCGCTTCGATGCGCGCGCCCGCCTGCCCGAACGCTGCCTCCAGCGCGCCTGCCGCCTCCGCCCCCGGCCCGTCCGCCAATGCCTGCAGCGCATCGGCCGCCGAGGCGAGATCCTGTTCGAAATTATTCATTCGTCTCCTCCATCCGGATATGCCCCCATCAGCGCCGCGAGCTGCCCCCGGCTCATCGCGTCGCTGCGCTCACCCGCCAGCCAGCGCCACTCGCGCAGGGACAGGCGCCAGAACGCGTCCGGTGTAATCCCGGCCGACAGCGCGGCGCGCAGCATGTCCCGCCACGGAAACATTACGCCGCCAGCCCCAGCCGGAACGCCTCCGCCACCGCCCGCGCCGCCGCGCCGGGGGACACATCCGCACTTCCGAGGCGCGCGGCAGCCTCGTCTTCCCCGCCGCCCCGCAACAGCGCCGCCAGCACAAGCGTCAGGTCTGCGGCGGACAGGCTGCGCAGCCGCGCGTCCAGCTCGCTCATCCGCTCGCAGCCGAAGGCCGCCTCTATCTCTGCCAGCGCCCCCAACGTCAGGCACAGCCGCCGCTCGGCGCCGCCGATGATCAGGCTGGTCTCTCCTCGCGCGGCGTTCATGGCATCGCCTCGAAACTGACCAGCCCTGCGCTTTCCAGCGTGACGGAGAACTCCGCTTCGCCGTCATGCTCACCGCTCCAGCTCAGCTCACTCACCTGGAACGCGCCTGCCAGCGTGCCGAAATCCGGCAGGATGAACTGCCAGTCCGGCGCCTCGCCCGCAAAGAAGACGGCCCGCATCCGCGCATCGCTGGCGGCATCCTTGAAGACGCCCCGGCCGGTGACCTTTGCCGCTTTTGCGCCCGCCCCAGCCAGCAGTTCTCGCCAGGCTTCGGGGCTGTCGGCGCTGGTGGCATCCACCAGGGCAGCCGACAGCTGGATCCGGCTTGCGCGGATGCCCGCCAATGTGACGTAAGCGCCGCCCCCGTCTGAAATCTTCAACAGGATGTCCCTGCCTTTTTGCCCTGCCATCAGGCCGCCTCCTCTGAAATGATCCGTATTCGCACCACGCCGCGAAAGGCGCGCTTGTCCGGCGTGCGCATGGCATCGGCGAAGACGACCTGTGACAGCACCACGTGCTGGCCCTCCACGGCCCAGTCCGCGCTCTCCACCGCCGCGCGCAGGGCCGAGAGGCATTCCTTCGCGCCGCGCACGCCATAGTCGCGGGAGTAGCAGGCCAGCGTGATGCGATGCTCCAGTCCATCCACAAGGCTCGCCCCGGCGGGGCTCGTCTCGTGCCGGTCGATCAGTGCGTAGGGGTAGAGCGGTTCCTCGCTCTCCGCGTCCAGCACGCGGGCGGGCGTTCCGAATACGGACTTCACGCCCGCGTCGGCGCGCAGCAGCGCCATCAGCGCGGCCTGCACAGCCTCCTCCGCCCGCCCGCTCACAGCCGCACCTCGGTGCGCGCAGCCAACACCGCCGCGACATCTTCCGGCAGGTCTGCGCCCTCACCGCGCTGGTAGGCGACCAGCACCAGCCGTTTCAGCGCGTGCACCAGATCCTCTGGCACATTCGCCGCCGCGCCATAGCCCGCCACGAACGTCACCTCCACGCGCCCGCCAAGCGGAATGCCCGGCAGCGGCACGAAGGGCTTCAGCGTCAGCCGCTCGCTTTCCAGCACGAAGCGCGTGGTGACCGTCTCCGCAGCGCCCTCGGCGTCCACGATCTCCACGGTCACCAGCGCACTTGCCGGCGCGTGCAACAGCCGCAGACCGCCGCGGCGCACCCCCGCTGGCCAGCACGCCCAGCTGCGCTTCAGCGTCCGCGTCACCAGC